GGACGGTTCTTTAACACCGATGACAGCTTCGAGGACTGCTTTGAAGTCCTGTCCTTTGTTTGAGGAGAAGGCCCCTGGCACATTCTCCCACACGATAAATCTTGGTTTTTCTCCATTGGTCTTACACCTCATTTCCTTCACGATTCGGATTGCTTCGTAAAACAGGCTGGACCGTGAACCATCCAGACCGTCCCGCTTACCCGCGATGGACATATCCTGACAGGGACTGCCAAAGGTGATGATGTCTACAGGAGGCAGGTCTGCACCGCTGATAGCAGACACATCTCCGTAATGCTTCACCTGCGGCAGACGCTTGGTCGTGACCCGGATGGCAAACGGCTCGATCTCACTGCTCCACACCGGAGTGATCTGCCCGGTCAAAAGTCCGCCCAATGGAAAACCCCCGGAGCCATCAAAGAGGCTGCCGAGGGTCAGCTGTTTATTCTCCATCAGCGACCTCCCTTTCCGGCTCGAAGGTCGCCACTTCCTCGAACTTCAGCTTCTGACTGTCACGGATGACATACACATCATCGTAGTGACCCTCGCTGTGTTCGATATAACGCTTCACGATCACATCCACGAACTTCGGGTCCAGCTCGATGCCTCGGCACACACGGTCGGTTTCTTCGCAGGCGATCAGGGTAGAACCGCTGCCAAGGAACGGATCGAGCACGATGCCGTTGGTCATGGTGGAATTTCGGATCGGATAGCTCATCAGGCCGATGGGCTTCATGGTCGGATGGTCCTTGTTGGACTTCGGCCGGTCATACTCCCAGATGGTTGTCTGCTTGCGGTCGGAATACCACTGGTGCTTCCCCTTCTGCTTCCAGCCGTAAAGACACGGCTCGTGCTGCCACTGGTAAGGACTGCGGCCCAGCACCAGCGCATTCTTCTTCCAGATACAGCACCCGGACAGGTAGAACCCGGCATCCTTGAATGCCTTTCTAAAGTTCAGCCCTTCCGTATCTGCATGGAAGATGTAGATGGAGCCGTCATCTGCCAGATGACCGTGCATCTGCTGGAACGCCGCCAGCAGGAACTGGTAAAATTCCGAATCTCCCATGTTGTCGTTCAGGATCTTGCCAGCCGTTTCTTCCACATCCACGTTATAAGGGGGATCGGAAAGTACCAGATTTGCCTTGGTGCCATCCATCAGGGTATCGTAGCATTCTGGCTTGGTGGAATCGCCGCACAGAACGATGTGCTTACCCAGATGCCAGAGGTCGCCCTCTTTGGAGAAGCACGGCTGCTTCAGCTCCGATTCCACATCGAAGTCATCTTCCTTGACCTCTTTGCTGTGGACCTTGTTGAACAGCGTCTCGATCTCAGGCGGGTCAAAGCCTGTCTTACCGAGGTCGAAGTTGGAATCTTCGATGTCCTTGAGCAGGTCAGCCAGCAGAGAATCATCCCATGCACCCGTGATCTTGTTGAGCGCGATGTTCAGGGCTTTCTCCCTGGTCTTGTCGATGTCCACCACCGCACAAGGCACTTCGGTGTATCCCAGCTCCATCGCTACGGTCAGTCTCTGGTGACCACCGATGATCGTCATGTCGGCATTGACCACCAAAGGATCTGCGAAACCGAACTCCGTGATGGAGTTCTTGATCTTCTCGTACTCTTTATCCCCCGGCTTCAGCTTTTTCCGGGGATTGTATGCAGCCGGCTTGAGTACAGACACCGGCAGCATCTTTAGTTCAGCAGTCGCTTTCATGTAAGCCCTCCCGTTTTAGATTCACATGCGTATGACCCCGGAAAACGGCACGAAAAAGGAGCCGAACAAAAAGCCCGACTCCATCTCATCTCCATCTTCCTGCGGCTGTTCAGCCATCTCGCACCATTCCGGGTTTTCCCCGTTCACGGATGCCAGAACCTTATCTTCCGCATCGTCAATCGCATGTACACAGATACCCCCGGTGTTGAACAATGGATACACACCGATAATCTTCTCACTCATTCCTGTCCGCCTCCTTCTTCCTGCCCCGGTTGGCACAAGCCCGGCTGCAATATTTTCGTTCCAACCCGTACTGATGCCGGTAGGAAAACTCCCTGCCGCACACCGGGCAGATCTTCGACCGCACGGTCTTCCAGTTCTCCGGTTTCGGATGGGTGTTGTTCCACCGTGACCGGCATTCCGGTGAGCAGAATTTCCGTGGTCGGCCTTTATGATTCGGCACAATGGCTGTACCGCACTGAGGGCAGAACGAAAAAGCCATGTCCTTGATCATCTCAGCCGTATAATCTTCCATCTACCCTCACCTCACTCTCATTTTTCGCCGTTTCTTCGGCAGTTTCTTAGAAAAATCTCATAATTCATACGAAAAGCGGCGAAGTGGAAATCGGCCCCGTCCCGCCTGGTTGAATTGTTGTTGCGGCGGCCGATTCTCGCTCGCCCTCGCTCCTCCCGGAACAAGCTAAAATGTGCGAAAGCTCCCTGTTTTCGAGAAGTTTCACACACTTTGGTTCGTTTCGGGGAAAAAGAATGGCACCGGAACGAAAGCTCCGATGCCTGTACATTTTCCTGTTTCATTTTGCGCCGTTAATCCTCTGACCCCCGGCCTATGAATTTTGCGGTTTTTCACAGAAAAGGGGCCACCGGTCTCCGTGTGACTTCACCGTAGAGAAGCGACCCCGGCCCCGGTGGGGGTGTCAGTAGGTGTAGGTCGGGTTGATGTCCTCGGTCAGCGTCTTCTTATCGTGACAGTTCTTGCAGAGAGACTGCCAGTTGTTCTGGTCCCAGAAAAGTTTCTGGTCACCACGGTGTGGAATGATGTGATCCACAACCGTTGCCCGGACGTACTTGCCCTGCTTGGCACACTGCACACATAACGGATGTGCTTCGAGATACGACTTCCTGGCTTTCTGCCAACGTCTGTTGTATCCACGCTTTGCTGCTGGCCGGGTGGCTTCTGGGTGGAGAGGCAGGTGCTTCTCACAGTAGAACCGGCCGGCTTCCACCAGCTCCGGACAGCCGGGGTGATGGCACGGTGTCTTTGGTCTGTACGGCATGGGTCAGTCCTCCCACGGAAGACCAGCCTTGCCGAAGTGACCGTAGGCACTGACCTTGTTGTAATCTACATCCAGCAGTCCCAGCCGCTTGATGATACCCTGCGGTGTCAGGTCGTAGCTGTCATGGACGTAGGCTTCGATGAAGTCAAGGGACTGGTGCTCCGTACCGAAACACTCCACCGACACACCGACTGGCTGTACCACACCGATGGCGTAAGCCAGCTGAACTTCGCACTTGTCAGCGTAGCCCGCCTGCACGATGTCCTTGGCAATCTTCCTCGCCATGTATGCTGCAGAGCGGTCTACCTTGGTCGGGTCTTTGCCGCTCAGAGCACCGCCGCCCATGCGACCGATACCGCCGTAGGTGTCGCACGCCAGCTTCCTACCAGTCACACCGCAGTCGGCGTAACTGCCACCCAACACGAAACGACCGGTCGGATTGACCAGCTTCGTAAAGTCACCGTCCAGTCCGTACTCGCAGGCGGCCAGCACCATCATGGATTCGATGATGTGCCGGAAGTCGCTGACCTCCACATCCGGGCTGTGCTGCACGGAGCAGAGGAAGGTAGTGATGCGTCCGGTGTCGTAGTCGTAGCTGACCTGTGCCTTGGCATCTGCACGGAACATCTTAGACGGATGTGCCTTGAGAAGCTGCAGGAACTTGGTGGCGACCATGTACGGGATCGGCATCTGCTCTGCCGTCTCGTTGGTGGCGTAGCCGTACATGATACCCTGGTCACCGGCACCGCCCTTATCCACACCCATTGCAATATCTGGCGACTGCTTGTCCACCAGAATGCCGATGCGGAGAAGCTCGGTCAGGTTCCACCCCAGCTTTTCGGCACCGACGCGGTTGAACACATCGTGAACGATCTGGTTGTAGTTTGGCCGATAGTCGGTGGTGACTTCGCCGGCAATAAAGAGCTGGCTCTTTTTCAGCAGACACTCGATCGCCACACGGGCGTTCCTGTCATGCTGAAGAATGTCTGTCACAATGGCATCTGCGATCTGGTCACAGATCTTATCGGGATGGCCATTGCTGACCTGTTCACAGGTGATGATCTTACTCATGTTCTGTCCTCTCTTTCATGTATCACAAAGCAGGCCGTTTTTGCCCTTGCCCACAAATAGGCTCCCACAAAGACTGCCTGCCCTGTCTCTGTTCATGGTTTCCGTTCATTCTCTTATTTTCCTTTCTTCTCAACTCATGTAGCATGTAGCAACCATGTAGCTGAATTTTATATAAGAAAGCTATAAAAGAAAGTAATAATAAAAAAGGTTATGAAATCTCGGCTACAAACCAGCTACATGCTACAAAGCACCCAAAATCAGAAAAAAGGATCATAAAAGACTGTCCTTTGGCTTATATGCATCCTGTACCGTCAGGTCTTCCGCTCCATCTTCCACTTCCTTGAACCTGCAGTCCATGATCAGCGTAGTCTGTCCGCCACCGCCTTTGGGACGCTTTCGGGCCACTTTGAAATGCACACCGATAGCATTTTTAAAGTTCTTCTGGTTCTCTGAGGAATACCCGTTCTCCTCACACCACTTTGTGTACAGCTGGTATGCTGCCGCTGTCCGAAGTTCCGATCCTTCCTCTTTTTCAAGCCACGCCTCAATGAACTGCCCGATCCGATCAGAATCATCCTTGTAATCTTCCGTGGCTTTCGTGACCGCCTGCGGAAGTTCCAAACCGCGCTGGCAGAACTTTTTGTATCCTTCCAGACACCAGTTAAAAATACCTGACAGGTTCTCCGGCTTCGCGAACTGTCCCTTCAGCCCCTGGTCCTGTTCTCCCTCTTCAAAGTGACGGTTGAACGGTATGATTTTCAGTCGGCCGGATTGGAACAAGGTCATATCATTGACATTGGGCAGGTAGTTCGTGTTGATAAAGATCTTGAACATTGGCACAAAATCAAAGCTGTTCTCATTCAGGAAGCGGGCATTGATGGTGTCGTTGCCGGTCATTCTTTTTACGAGAGCAGCATTGAATGTGATCTTCTTCTCCGGCTCAGAGATATTTACAAATCTGGAACCGACCAGACGAGCCACTTCTTCCGAAGGTCCGCCTGTGTTCCCACCACGGAATTTAGCTGCCAGCATATCCGGATTTGATGTCTTTCCATAGTCGCCCATGATCTTCAGAAATGTTTCCATTGCAGTACCTTTTCCGTTTCGGGAAGTGGCACCGTAAAGGATAAACATACACTCCTGCGAGGTATCTCCTGTCAGGGCGTATCCCAAAGAACGCTGAAGGAAGTCTGCCAGATCTGCATCTCCACACATGACCTCCTTGATAAACGAGTGCCAGCGTGGACAGTCTGCATCCGGGTCATAGGTAATACCGGATTTCATTGTGAGATAATCCTCCGGCCGATGCTCCCTGAATTCCAGTGTACGCATATCCAGCGTTCCATTTTTGCAGTTGAAGAAATACTTGTTCCTGTCGAATGCCTGCATGGAGATCGGATACACGGACATGGCATCTTTCAGCATCGTTTCCCGGTTCTTACGCAGCTGCAGCTTTCGGACGCGGTCGATGAACCGCTTTCTGGCATCCTCTTCGGTAATCGTCAGTGCAAACACATACAGCTTGTCCGCCAGCAGCTTTGCCAGTTCCGATACCTTGAGGTTGCCTTTGTCCGGCCGCCAGACAGAGCCGTCATAGACATACCAGCCTTTACGCTCACTGTTGTACCGGGCGATCTGCTTGAAATAATCCGCAAACATATTGCCCATGCCGATCTCATTTCGGCCATACCGGGAATTTGTATGCGGAGCCATTTCTTCCAGCGTGACCGTGATCTTGGTGAGATCCGGCTGGAACTCGATATAGTCATCTTCATCCAGCTTGGAAAACTCCTCATCCACGATATCCTGTGCGTTGACCGGCATATAGACGGCCGCACAGGTATTGACGGTATTGCGGATAGAGATCGCGCCGTAGGTCGAACCAGCCTGTTTTCTGTCCCACTTGTCACGCATCAGGCCAGAGGTACGGAAAATGCGGTCCATCTGCTCCTCATCACAACCACACCAGAATGCCAGAATAGACAAGAGTGCCATATCTGCATCCGACTGGCTGCCGTAAAGGTCTTCCCAGTCACCGGCAAAGAGTTTTTTGAACTTTTCCGAGTTGCTGGCTTCATTGGCGTGTGCGATAACAGCCTCGTCGTCCAGGTACGAATGGTGCTGGAAATGAGTCTGCTGCACCTGCTTGTTTCGCTTCATCAGCGTGTCCAACAGTGTCGTCATTGCGGTTTCATCGTTCGGGATCTCACCTGTGCGGTAAACATCTCCCGTTACGGTGACGAAGCGGTTCGTCGCACCGGGCATATACACTTCCAGACCCTTGCTGCGGTTGTTGATGTAGTAGACCGTCTTGTCATAGACGTAGTCTTCCGGCACACAAAAGAAACCTCGCAGTCCTTTGCCGGACGGAGATTTTTCCACGTAAGCCGTAGGAAAGATGGAAAGGACGGTATCCGCCGTATCGTTCAGCGTACCATCCTCCCGGATACAGTGGTCGATATCAAAAGCTCCGATTCCGTTGCCAACAGCAATACCGATACCGTCATAGCCGCCCATTGCATAAGTGACGAGGGTATTCTTGAAATCTGAGAATGTACGCAGGTCATTAATCCTCGCCCGTTCCCCCGTTGCCGGGTTAAATGGCATCTTGGTCTTCTGGCCATTGCGCTTTTCAAACTTCCAGACACAGAAGCTGCAGGTCGTTTTCAGCTTGCCCGGAATGTTCTTGATGTCCATCATGCCTGCGCCTCCCTTCCCATGCAAGCCTGCATCGCAAACTGTTTTTTAACCGCAGCTTCGATCTCCTGCTTTTTCTTGGCCGAGGTCACACGGCAGAGCCGGTTGCACAGGACCATCTTGTCAATGGTCGTGATCTGCTCCACCAGCAGAATGGATTCTTCCAGTCCCTCATCCCGGAGCATTTCGCAGTCTCTCCCGGTGACCGGAATGTGTACCGGCAGCTCCAGCTTCTTCAGCTTGGAACTCATCGGGATTACCGTGATGATCGGAGAATTGCGGTTTGCCATATCGTTGCTGATGACCAGCACCGGGCGGTTCCCGCTCTGCACCGAGGTACCATAATGATCACCCAGTTCGGCGAACCAGATCTCATACTGCTTCGGTATCTTTGATACCGGCCATCTGGTAAGCGGCATCTCCTGAAGCGGCACTCTATTAGGTGCCGGCTGACAGGATACTACTGCCCTTTTCTTGGTCTTCCCTCGCTGATTGATGTATTTATTAACATGGATCTTTCGTCCATGTGCTGCTGACCGGGCATTCTTTTTCTTTCTCCCCATTGGGACCTCACCTCCAGTTTGATAGCAAAAAGGCCGCCGAAGATGGAATCCTCATAGCGGCCGTAAATGTAAAAAGGCATAAAAACACCGGATGCTTTCCAGTATCTTTATGCCTTTGTTTTCCTATTTTCCTAGTTTAAAGTATAGCAAAAAACCGATGTACAGTTAAGAAGGAAAAGTTCAAAAACGGTTCGTTTCCGTTCGTAAAGTTCAGTTTTTGCAGAACTTTTTTTCCAGCTGCTGCATCTGCTCCCTGTTGGAGAAAAGCTCTTCCGAAAACTGCTGCAGCCCGATTTTTTTATGATAAAAGACGGCTGTTTTTCCCATATGCTTCCCATTCTCAAATTCGACTGCTTTCAGAGGAATCCGGTCCAGACAGTGCTGTCTCACAACGATCTGCGCCTTACTGTCTCTGATTCGAAACGCCGCTGCATCAGCCAGCTTAAGCCACTCTCTTACCGCTGTATACCTTGCAAGACCTTCTTCTGCCTGCCGGTCATACATTTCCTTTTCACCCGGATATTTAGAATCCGCAGCCATTTCAAGATCCTGCCTCCACTGCATTTGTGTTTTCTCCGCCAGCGTTTTTACCCTGCTGTATTTCTGGCAGACTTCTTTTGCAAACTCCAGCATATCCTCTGCTGTTTCCTGTTTCATATTCCGTATCACCTCCTCTGATAGCGGCCAATTGTGTCGGCCATTCCAATAAGGGCATTTTCTTTCTCCCGGACTACCGTTCTCCGGGTCAGCAATTTTCCCTCCGCCCCTGTGATTTCCGACTGCTTCTTCCCATCCACAAACAACTGCTCCGCCACAAGCCGGGTCTGGCCACGCAGACTGCGAAGCCCGATCTCAAAGAGTTCGATCTGCTCACAGACTTCATAGTAAGGTTCCAGAAACTGCTCCGTGCGCTGTGTCTGCACTTCCCGGTTCATGGATGCCAGCACCTTATCGCAATTAAGGACCGTTCGTTCCACCGGGTTCGACAAGCCGCTTGTCTGCACCCGTTCAGATTCCTCATGTGCGCCCTGTGACAGTTTATAGATGATCTCATCCTTCGTGTAAAACCACGATTTGGATTCTTCATACTGCTGTCGGAGCAACTCCCGTCTGCGGACCAAACAGCGATAGGAATCGGCCAGTTTTTTGACCAGCTCCAGACAATCCATCTGTCCAGGTTCATTGGCAGATGCTACATTCTTTTCCTCAGCCATTGTTCGTCCTCCTTTCTGACCGATCCGATTGATACTTAGCTTGGTGCTTTCCCGGCGGCTTTCTTCTTTCTCCGCTTGGTTGCTTCCTGATGCACCCGTTCCTTCACCCCTTCGATCAGCCGGTCCGCATCCAGATCCGTAAGCGTCTCATACCACGAAGAGTGAAAGAATCGTTCTAATCTTTCTTTCTCGTGCATTGCATCCAGATTCCTTGGATTGACATCCAGCCGGTGAAGCGCCCACTTATAATCCTTGACCGCCTGCAGGATGATGGCATTTGCCAGGTTCTCATAGCAGGCCATATTTTCACTGACGGCAACTTTTGCAGCACTTCTTACTCTGCTCATTTTTCAACGCCTCCCATCCTGTCATACCAGGGTGCCGGCACCTTCTCCGGAGCAGTTCCGTACTTGAAAACATAGATCGTGTGCCACGCAGTCTCATATAAAAGATCCAGCAAACGGCGGTTTGCTTCCGGCAGTTCATTTGCTTTCTTAATGAACTGCTCGATAAAGTGCTCCCGGTTCGCATTCCCCAGATTCTGGCTCTTTTCACTTGCAATGACCGCCTCTGCAAACTGAAAACAGATCTTTTTGTACTGCTGGACACAGTCGTATTTCCATGTGAGTGCATCCAGCAGGACCTTTCGTTTTCCGTCCGGGGTGAGCTTGGGCATATTCTGGATCTTGGATTTCTGATACAGTTCCATGGCCTGTTCTTCCTTACAGAATTCCTGCTGCATCCAGATCTCGCTTGCCCGGATGTGGCACATCAGAAGTTCCACCTCATGCTCATAGGCTTCCTTCATCAGAAGATCCCGGTTCATCCGCAAGTCTGCTGCCCTGCGGAGCGGATTCGCCCCAAAGAGCTCACAAAGGAGTCCCTTCTCGCCAATCGGCCGGAACATTGCCCAGAGGATGAAGAATCCCTCTTCGTCTCTCTTGGCTTTCATTGCCGTTACCGGCTTGGACTTTTTATAACGATAATCGCTCTCCTCTGCCGGACGGCGGTCCTCTGCATTCAAAAACAGATACTTTTTCATATTCTCTCCTATCTCCCCAGCTGTGCCTTGACCGCTGAGATCAGTTTTTCCTGTGTCATGTCCTTCTGCTCCAAAGCCGCCATGACATCCTCGTCCACCGTGTCCTTGGTGATGATATGGTGGATAGTGACCACATCCGTCTGCCCCTGCCGCCAGAGTCTGGCATTAGTCTGCTGGTACAGTTCCAGACTCCATGTCAGCCCGAACCAGATGAGGATGTGTCCACCCTGCTGGATGTTCAAACCGTGTCCGGCCGATGCAGGATGGATCAGAGCAACTGGAATGTTCCCGGCATTCCAGTCTTTGATGTCGGTACTGCTCTTGATATCCCGTACCGGAATCTTTTGCTTTGCCAAATGCTCCATAATGCGCTGGCGGTCATGCTTGAACCAGTAGGCCACTAGCACTGGCTGTCCGTTGGCCGCTTCGATCAGGTCTTCGAGAGCTTCCAGCTTGTGGTCATGGATGACTCGTGCTTTGCCGTTCTCGTCATAGACAGCGCCATTGCTCATCTGCAACAGTTTCCCTGTCAGTGATGCAGCATTGGCAGCATCTATGTCACCGTCTTTCAGCGGGATCAGCAGATCTTTCCGAAGCATATCGTAGAGTTCCCGTTCCTGCGTGTTCATCTCCACCTCGTACCGGCTTGGAATACAGTCCGGCATATGAAGGTAATCCAGTGCTTTCATAGAAATCGTGATATCCGAGATCCGCTGGTAGATCAGCTCCTCTGCTCCTTCTCTGGGCTTGTATTGGAACACAACACCCGTGGAAGGATTCATGGAAGAGGCTTTGAAATAAGCTTCCCGGTACCGACCGATGAATTTGCCAAGCCGCTCCCCGCCATCCAGAATCCCGATCTCCGCCCAAAGATCCATGAGACCATTGGAAGAAGGGGTTCCGGTCAATCCGACCCATCGTTTCACATACGGGCGGACTTTCCGCAGGAATTTAAAACGCTGGGACTGGTAGTTCTTGAACGATGACAGCTCATCAATCACGACCATGCCAAAATCCCAGCGCATTCCGTTTTTCTCATAATACTCCACCAGCCATTTGATATTTTCCCGGTTGACGACATAGATCATCGCCGGGTGGTGGAGTGCCGCAATGCGTGTCTTTGTATCACCTACGATGACAGAAATATCCAGGCCTTGCAGATGATCCCACTTTTCGATCTCTGCCGGCCATGTATCACGGGCCACACGCAGCGGCGCAATGATCAGGACCTTGCTGACCTCGAAGGTCTCCAGCATAAGGTCTTTGATGGCCGTCAATGTGATAACGGTCTTTCCTTAACCCAAGCCCATATCCAGAAAAAGGGCTGCGACCGAGTGTGTTTTGATATACTCCGTACAGTAGCTCTGATAATCATGTGGAATGAACTTCATTTGGGCATCACCTCCTCCCCGGCATCCTGTGCCCGTGTTTCCAGCTCCTCGCTTTGTGTATTTCCTTGTGGCAGCGTAACTTCCGGCATCTCCGGAATCTTCGCCCCGATTCCCTGGGGGATAGGCTCGCCCGGTTTCCAGCGAAGCAATGCATGGATAGCAGGCTGGATCTGTTCCGGGCGGTCTACGCAGAATACCGGGAAGCCCAGTACCTCCAGCTGCTGTCTGCGTTTTCTCTGGAGGATACGCATCTGCTTTCCGGGTGCTTTCAGTTCTACAAACGCACACTTGCCGCCGAGCAGCAAAACCAGTCGATCCGGCACACCGTTCATGCTCTGGCTGGTGAATTTAAGGGCCTGCCCACCGGCGGCCCTGACTGCTTCCACAAACTGCTTTTCGACTTCATTCTCCCTCATCCGGCTTCGCCTCCTCTGTCCGCCAGACACCGATGCGTGGACGTTTCTTTTCCTGGCATTCCCTTTTCGGGTGTTTCCTTTTCTGGTGCTTCTTCCTGCGCTCTTCCCGAACTACATTGCCGATGGCTTCATTGGCAGTCGGGTCCGGATGGCTGTGGCTGACTTTCCTGTTCGGAGCACTTTCCTCTTTGCGTTCTGTAATCCAGTGAATGACATCTTCCATACCGTCACCTCACTGATTGATCTGCTTCCACTGCTGCGGCTCCATCGTGGCGACCTGCCAACCGATGCCCTCCAGTGTGGTGGCGCGGTCATAGGAAACAACGTCCTGCGATGCGCGGGTCACCGCATTGGACAGACCGTACAGAGAAAGGTCTCCGCCTTCAATGAGGTACTTGAGGATACCTTCCTGTTCCTCGGCATTGATGCCATAGCTCTGGGCAGTCAGCTGCACCACATCCTGTACCCTGCCGGTGATCGGCACTGCCATAGATTCCTGCAGGCGGCCGACCACCTGGGAAAAGCGAGCCTCATCAATGGCAGCCATCGTGGTATCACGCAGCTTCAAAAGAAATGCCTTGTCCTCCGCTTCCATCGTCTCGTCCGAATACAGCGTGAAGCTGTCCTCCACCGCCTTTGCCTGACGGCCCACATGATGACGGCGTTCGCCCATGTCATTGACCACCATACCGTTGGTGCAGACCAGACGGTATACCAGCGGCTGAATCGACACAGCTCCCAGACCGACCTCGGAGTTGGAGATCATCACGCCAGCCTGGACGATATCGCCCCTGCGGACTTCCATCTCCAGACGGTGATTGACCACCTTGAGGTACAGACGATTCTCCGTCACCTCGCAGGACATGACCTCGTACTGGTCGTTGCCTGCAAACAGCGGCAGGACAGCTGTGGCAATCTCCATGTTGTCGATACGGCGATAGCGTTCCGACAGCAGCGCACGGGCTACCTGTCCGGCACCGTAATCCATAGAGCGGACCATGTAAGAGCTGGGCTTGTCCGCAAACCAGCTGTTCACATTCTCTGCCAGCAGTTCCGGCTTTTCTTTCTGCATGAGATCATAATATTTTGCCGGGATGCCCAGTGCCGATGCCACCTGGCGGTGGAACAGCGAAGTTGTCCCGAACACCTCCTGCTGATTCGTGGTCAGATGGTTGATCTCAAAGGTGTGTCCATCTTCCCGGAGGTGCATCCCCTGTGCCGGACTGATAAAGTCCTGCTTTGCCTGATTCTGACGGTTCAGTTCGACCAGGACTTCCTGCAAATTTCTTCCTGTTTTCATAGCGATTTTCCTCCCTATCTATACGGCGCATATTTATACGCCCTTTTATTCGTCCGTGTCCTTGCGGCAAGGGCACCGTGTTTACAGTTCTCGGTTGATCATCTGCTGGATGATCCGTACTGCTCCCTGCATCCGCCTGCGGTTCAGCCGCGTATCCTGCAGGAGTGCGTCCAGTGCGTCCACCTCGTCCCGGATGTTACAGAGAACCGACCGCTGATGGTCAGCAAGGCGTTCACCATCCCGTTCCATGCGGTCATACTCTTTTTCGTAATCATCGATATCCTCCACATTGGTTTCGATATACTCCTCGATCTCCCGGCGGAGTTCCTCACCGGCATAGTCCTCGACTGCATCCAGCAAGTCTCGAATACCAAAGGGTGTCAGGAGTTTTCCGTCCTTCATTTTCAATGCATGCGGCATACGGCTCCCCCTTAGTCTTTGAAATAGTAGTCACCCTTGTAACCAGCTGCGGCCAACGGCAAGCCCTTACACCATGCCGGGTTGACCGACATCAGCTTGCAGACTTCTTCCACTGTGTACTGATCCTTTGGTGCCTCGATGATGACTTCATCGTGGACATGAGCCACAATGTTCAGCCCCTCTGCAGAGATTCGGTCCATTGCCTCAGCCAGAATGTCACGGGCAATCGCCTGTGTCGCATTCTCGACCAGTCGGCCGGAGTAGGTTTCCTGTCTGCTCCACTTGTGGTTCTGCCCCACACCTTCATAGGTCAGGCTCATGCGACCGAAACGGTTCGGCTGCTGTTTCGGTTTCAGATACGCAAGCCGTCTGCCGGACGGAAGCACCATCCAGAGGGTGCCGGAATAGAACTCAAAGGCGATCTTTCCGACCTCCTGCCGCTCCCCGGTCTTATAGGCGGTCATCGCAGCCTTTTCGGTATCCCACCAATACTGCACGATCTTCGGGTTGGCTTCCCGCCAGGAATCAATGATCTCCGGCAGTTCTTCGTCGTGCAGTCCCATTTGCAATGCGCCCATACTGATGAGTGCGCCGGAGGAGCCGCCATAGCCACAAGCCAGAGTCGCAATTTTCCCTTTCTGACGCAGGTCACCGTTGATGCCATGCTTGACGACAGGCACATGGAACATCTGGGAAGCAGTGGCACAGTAGAGATCCTCGCCGTTCTGGAACGCATCCAGCACCCACTGTTCCTCCGCCTCCCACGCAAGCACACGGGCTTCAATAGCAGAAAAGTCTGCCACGATGAACTCGCATCCATCTTTCGGGATCAGCATGGTGCGGATCAGCTGGGACAGGACATCCGGTGTATTGCCGTAGATACTCTCGACCATATCGAAGCACCCCAACTTCACGAGTGTTCTCGCTTCATCCAGCGTTGAGATGTGGTTCTGTGGGAGGTTTTGCAGCTGGATATTCCGGCCGGAATATCGACCGGTACGGCTGGCTCCATAGAACTGGAACAGTCCTCTGGCTCTGCCGTCAGGACACACACAGCGTTCCGCCGCCTGATATTTCTTCACAGAGCTTTTTGCCATCTGGAGCCGGAGCTTCAGCATATCCATTGCCTCAGCATCTACTCCGTTCTTGTCCAGCTCTTCGATCATCTGGGCTACATCCTTTTTTCCGAGCGTGTCCATCGGGATGCCGCGCTCCTCCAGCCATGTCTTCAACTGAGATACGGAATTCGGGTTTTCAAGTCCCGTCAGCTCGTAGGCTTTCCTGCTCATGGCATCGGAGAGCATCAGGTCGCAGGTGATTGCTTCCTGCACCAACTCCGTATCGATTCTCACGCCGCGGTCATTGATGCGCTCATTCGTGCGATAATGCTGCCATTCCAGTTCCGTCATTGGGAACTTTTTCAGTCTCTTATAGATGTCTATCTCGGTATTGACATCCTGAATGCAGTAATACTTGAACTTTGCCCAGTCCGCCGGGTAATGCTCCGGAAGATTCCGGGTCCGCATCCCGTTGGATTTCGTCGGCTTGCACGGTACAGAAAACAGCTTGATGAGCCGCTCACCTTCTTTGTCTTTCTGCTGGCTGGTCTTCAACACCGTACCGACATCTTTCAGTGCCAGCGGCAAAGTCAGCGATGCTGCCATGACCATCGTGCAGATCCAGCTATCCGGCGAAAGGAACTCTCCCGGTTTCAGATACTGTCCGGGATAGTGCCGGTTCAGATGCACGGAGAAGCAGACACGCTCAAAGGCGGCATTGTGTGCGATCAGCCGCACATTGCCGGTTTGGAATGCCTCCAGCAGTTCATCCGGTATGACTTCTCCCGATGCAAGGTCTGCACATCTTGTCTCGCCAAAGCCATCCCCTTCATCGGTTGCCCAGGCTACCAGCAGGATTTCAAAGCTGGTATCTGCGGCATAGCGGTACAGACCGCATTTTCCGATATCCACCTCGCTGTAGGTCTCAATATCGACCAATATCTCTTTCAAAAAATCACCCCATATCTAAGAAAAAACCGGGAGACACCTCTGCATCTCCCGGCGTGCTCATTTACTTGTGTCCTTGAAACACCGGGTCTTACTTCAGATAATCCGGCAGTTCCTCACCGGCGTCTCCGCCCAGAACATCCTCATCATCTTCCAGCGCATCAAAGTCAGCATCTGCAGATGCACGTCCAGACAGACGGTCACCGTCCTTGACGAACTGGATGTTGCCCAGACCTACCGCTACACCACGGTTACCATTGGCATTGAACGGGTAAAAATTGACGCTGACATTGCAGAAACAGCCGGAGTAGACCATCATCGGGTCCATGATCGGCTGAACATGACGGTCAACAACCTGCGGTGCATCCTTACTGGTGGCATTCAGGAAGAAGTGGTTCTGATAGGTTTCATCATCCGGACGGTCGATGTCACCATCACGCAGCGGAAGTTTCAGGTTCGGCGGAATCTTGCCGCCCCACTTGCGGACCTTGCCATCTTCCTTCGCGGCTTCGACCGCCTTATGGATCGCCAGCAGGGTCTTCTTATCGTCCTTCGGGATCAGACAGGAAACGGAATACTTCGCCTCGCTGCCATTGATGCTCTTCGGCTCGAAGATGTTGGCAAAAGAGATGCGGCACGGGATAACGAGCTTCGTTGCACTGGTAATTTTCTTAGCCATAATAAAAATCCTCCAAATTCTTTTGTGATGCCGCGCCTCTCATCTGACTGCGGCATCCTGTTGTGTAATGCGTTTTTTCTATGTCCAGCCTCAGTCAAGGGGCGTGAACTCATCCTCGGCAGTCTCCAGATTGACTGCCTCTCTGGGATCAGAGTTTGGTACAAGAGCCAGCTTACCGGGTGGCTTGACCACATACTCTCCCAGAATCTCCTTGAACTTTTTCTTTCCCATGAGCTTTTCAAACTCAGTAAGGGAAATCAGCTCGGTCTTATAGATGTCGGTGTATCCGGCTTTTTCTGCTGCAGCTACCACCGACTTTGTGTCAAGGAACTGCCGCTTGCTCCTGCCCTCGACCACCTTATAGCCATCCCACGCAACTCCGTGGTTGATGGCTTCGGAACTGACATAGGCAAAGATGGCCTCGATCCAGGACTCAATGCGGTTCAGGGTCGGGAGCATCTTTTCGATGTCCGTCTTGGAAAGGAGCGCCGGGGACTTGAAGGTCGGTGCGGAGGTATTCAGATTGAAAGCTGCTGTGGCATCGGTTTCCTCTTCCTCATCGGTAAGAACACCTTCATCCAAATCCAGAAATTCTTCCTTCACCAGTGCCAGAGCTTCCTCAGCACAGGCTTTGCAGGAAGTTCTGGCACGGCAGAACCGGCACCAGTCTCCGGGAACCTGCTCGCCTTTTCCTTCAAAGGCCAGCTTCGCCCTCGGCCTGACATAGGTCTCTGCCCAGTCCAGCAGTTCCTCCACACTGCATTCATACGTTGAGATATTTTCCAGTCGCGGCTGGATAATGGTCATGGACACCTGCTTGATGTTGTACAGGTATCCGTAGGCGTGATAAGCACCCAGGGCGTACAGCATCATCTGCGGATTGTGGTCACAGCTGACGAATACGCCTTTGCCGTTCTTGTAATCCATGACATACAGTGTCCCGTCTGCGATGATCACGCAGTCGCCGGTACCGAAGCCAGATGGAACCAGATAGCTGTAATCGAGCCGCTCTTCCACCATGACCAGTGGATGCGGGCAGGTTTCCTTGATGCGCTCTACCGTGGAAATGATGAACTCTGCGTAAATGTCAGTGTTCGCTTCCATCTCCTCGTTCTCGTACTCTGAGGTTGGACGCTGCACCCTCTCATGCAGGTACTTGCGGAGCTTATACTCACCCAGAGCATGGGCAGCTGTTCCTTCCTCGGCATACACCGAGGATTCATTTGGAAAGTTCTGCTCCAGCCTTGCCGAAGGCGTACAGTTCAGCCACCGTTTCGAGCTGGAAGCAGACAGGATTGCGTGTACTTCTGGCATAGCGACCTCCCTTAAATCTGGGAAACATCGGCCAGAAACGCTTCGTACTTCTCCGCAGGCAGATCAGACAGCTGGGCTACACCATAAGTCTTCAGAAGCCGACCGATCTTCTCGTTGTTGTCGCGCTTCTTTTTGATCTTCGCCACAATGACCGCCGTGATATCATCCTTGGTGATTGTCACCGCAGATGGTGTCTTAGCGGCAGCAGATGATTCCTGCTCGGTCTTATCAGTCGGCTCGTCCTTCTGAACATTCTTCTTCTCCTGACCAGTATCCTCGCTCCACGGCAAGGCGTCTGCATCATCCGCCGGGAAGTTTTCTTCTGTGGTATCCTCTGCTTCCCCGACACTGTTCTCGGCCTCCAGCTGTGTGTCTGCACCGGCATCACTGTCGCTGTCATTGACAGGATCTTCCGGCTTGTCCACAGCTTCCTCTACCTTTCGGGTCTTCTTGATCGGCTTCCTACGGGGATGCGGTGCTGCTGAACCTTTCTTCTCAGACACAGCAGGAGCTTCCTGATCCACGACCGGAAAGATACGCTTTCCCTCCGGGACAGCATCTGCGCCCAGAAGTTCAAGCTGGTCAGACACGCCCTCAAACATCTGGGCGAGCCCTTCAAAAACCTCGGTCAGCCCATCCACGACCTTCTTCGGAGCATTCAAAGCATTCAGTTCGTCCATCATGCGTTTGCCTCCTCTCCGGTTTCTTCCTCATCACCCCACAGGTCATCCAGATAATCGGCCTGTGCCTTCAGAACTGCCAGAATGACCTTCTCGCACAGACCAGTTTCCTTGTGGATACGCTCCAGCATCTCATCGAAGTCGATATCCTCTACCGGGTCGTCTGCCTCAGCATCCGGCTCCTGACCGAAACCGTAGTTGTAAGAGGTCATGCGTTCATCCATGTGGACATGCAGGTTCTCGATGTTGAGTGAAAGGACCGGAACACTGGACGGGCGTGCCGGCATCGGCTTGTCCTGCTTCTGCACTTCCGTTTTTTCCTCTGCCCTGACAGGAAGCGGAACCTTTACCACCTTGGCATCCTTCAGCATCTCGCCAATCATTTCCTCCAGAGTCATGCTCTTCTCATTCTTATTCTCCATTGTCTTTCTCACTTTCTGCAGCTTCCTGCTGCTCTTCGGTTTTACCCTCCATTGGTATGTGATACTGCTCGGAAAGCCTCTTCAGAAGCAGCTCGACCATGCGTCCCGGCTCCGGGAGATTACGAACAGGTTTCTTCAGCTCATATGCTCTCTTGATCTCCGCTGCCATCCCCTCGGATATGGATTCGCCGAACACCCACACTTCATCCGCGGCTTCCAGCCACTCCATTCCAAATCGGATTCCTGTTGCTCGCTCCTGTGCATCCTCATCCTTTAAGAACTGGGTAAAATACAGATGCGGAGCCAGCGGCAGGACTCCCATCGTGGCAAGAATCCTGCAGGCTGTCTTTGCCCTCTGGATGTTTGCCTCCAGCTGTGCCTTCCTGCACGGCGGGTCGTTTGCTGTCGGTCGGTATGGCGAACAAACAAAAATCTTCTTCACTTTGCGGCCGCCTTTCCTGCTGCTTCCGGGTAAATGTCAACATGACCCACAGTGTCCCCCGGCGTGATGACCAGAACTTTCATTCCGTCACCCAAAAGCCAATGGACCAGTCTTGCAGGCAGCTTCATTACCCGTCCGTCCAGCACTTTTTCTTTGTTTTTGACACGAACTTCAATGCGGTGCTTCATGCTCCTCGCCTCCTTAAATAGATATTGAAGTGCGGAAAGCCGATCCCGGCTTTTTGGTCACACCGTTCTGTTTTCCCGGTGGCCTTCTGCCCTTCTAAGTCACAGGCGATGGAGGAAGCCTTAAATCGAACCCCCTCTCCAAAGTTTTTTCAAAATTTTATCTGATGCGATTTTTTCTTCGATCTTCTTACGGCGTTTCCGTACAGCCGCTTCCGATACCTCATCCTCTGCAGCCGCTTCAACATTGGATTTTTCCTGCTCTACGACCTGCCGATATGTATGGAGCTGGGATTCTGGAAGTTCATCCCTAAGCTCATGCAGTCGGACAATATAATCCGGTTCTTCATCCTCTGCGCCCATCGTGATAGCACATTCATATAAAAGGCTGGACTTATCTTCACTGCCTTCATCATCTGCAAAAGAAGCATCCAAGGACAGGTTGTAGGAATCCGGGCACTTTTCGCCGGGATGGGCTTCCTCCCACTCCCGGATCTGCTTCTTCTTGTGTTCATCCGCAGGCGGTTTCAAATGTTTATTGTTGTTGTAGACTTCCCTATCACGGTCCATATGCCACTGACGGATAAACTCTGCCGTCACGACTTCTCCCGTAACCTCATTCACGCCCTCATGGATGACAAGAGGCCTGTCACCGATGTAATAGACGATGACATCCCGAAGATCCTGTGGAATTTTACGGTACATGTTTTTAAATGCGCTGTAATCACGCTTTCCTGCCTTGCTCTGAGCTGCTCCGTTTTTCTTTGTTTCCTTCATTTTTGTGTCCTTTCCGCTCGTGCGGACAGGCAAAGGAAACTCTGACAAGGAGGGCCTTCTGGAAGAAAGTCGTGTCTGGTCTCATAAGAACCCGGAGATCGGCTGCAAAAAGAAAAATGCGCAACAAGTCAGAGGGCACTCGTTACAGTCACAGCGAATTCTGCGGTTAGGTAAACCGTAAAATTCATCGACTGTATGAGAATCCTTTGCCTATTGCGCACTGGGCTCTGTATTCTATTTTTTATATGTTCACAGCCATATCAGCTGTACGCACTTCAAATAAGTGCTAACTCCCCATGTTCTTCTGTGAACACAGGTGGTATAATGGTTCTATCTTCAGAAGTTTTCTTATCAGCTCCCTAAAAAACTGTAACATTACATTTCAGTTGGTTTCCAGTTGGACTCCGGTTGGAATTTAAATTTTAACGAAAGGAGTACCTGCGCCATGCCATTTTCGTATACCTGTACGGACTTTCTCCGTACATTGCTTGAAAACTGTATCGGAACTGTCATGATCGAATGGGAACAATGGAACTTTCCGTCTCCCAGTTTTGACCGTGGATACTTTAACAGCCGACTGAAGCAAGCCATGCCGATCAACGAACTTACACATAAACGGCTCATCCGACTTTTCGAGTGCGTATTTAATCCTGAAAACAGAGAGGGACGTTTTCAGGAACCCCAGGCCGTAGAAGCAGCTAATGCACTGATCGATCTGATTCAAAACTATTTTCATGTTGATTTATCCATCTGGATAAACAGATATACTGTAAATAATCTGGCTCATCGTTCTCACCTCCTCTACTGCCTTGAGCTGATTTTTGCTTTGTCAGAAGGAATGGAAACTCTCCCAGTTTCTGAAATATCTAAAGCATTGACCGCCTATCTGGAACAAGTCGATTTAAATCCAGAAGTTCCAAGGCCCTCATATCCTGAGCTTTTATCTGCAGTTCCTTATCCTCAGACCGAGCATTATATTGGCCGTGAAGAACTAACTGCTGCGGTTTCCAATCGACTGATAGACGGAGAGTCCTGCTATCTGCACGGCATCGGCGGTATTGGTAAAACAGAGATTGCCAAATCTGTCTTGAAGGAAATTCTTGACACTCCTACTTCCGATTCCGGCATCACTCATGTTCTCTGGGTCGACTGCATTGAAGACAACTTCACCCTTTCTCTGGTTCAGGCCTTGCATCTGGATCAGAAGTTTCATAACATCGAGCAGGCATTTCAGGCGGCCATTAAAATAATCAACAACTATAAAAACCGCCTCCTGATCGTAATCGATAATGTTGACAGCCTGGAACATACAAGGGAATCCTCAATCAGCGAATATCTGCACTGCCGCGTACTGATCACCAGCCGATGTGCAGGATTTGGGTCGCTTACGGAAGTTCCTGTTCCTCCTCTTTCCCTGAATGACTGTATAAAACTTTTTATGCGTATTATCACGGTGACAGGGATGACATCACACTGCGTAAGATTGTAGAACTCTGCGACTGCCTTCCTTTGGCCGTTGAGCTGCTTGCAAAGATCGCAGATGCTGAAGAACTTCTACTTTACGAATTTTACGAAACCCTTCTGCGTTGTGGCTTTGATATGAGTTCAGAAGAAATCACAGCAGCTCATGAAAAGCTACATTCGGAGGGGACTGCAGTTCAACAGCTGTCCAAGGTTTTCCGGGTATACGGCCGTTGTCCTGAAGAACAGACCTTGCTTGTACAGATATCCACGATCCCTAATATCCGCTTTCTTTTTTCTCAGGCAAAGAGGTGGTTCCTGCTGAGGAATAGGACACCCCTGAATCACCTTGAGCATCTAGGCTGGATCAAGAAAGAAGCTCTCTATGACAACGGCCGGAATCGCTATCGCTATTACATGCACTCGGTCATCGCGGCTGCTATTCGTGCTCAGTTTATCGATGATCTTTATGACCTGTGTCAGGGTTTCATCCATGAGATCACAATTGAAATGACCTCCAGCCTGTCGCAAAATGATGCCACTAAAAAAGAGCTCATCCAGTTCAGCTGGTCCTTGAATGATATCTTCCACGGTCAATTCCAGTCAGAGGAAGACAGCGACTTTTTGTGGGCGCTTGCCGAAATATACCGCGATATCGGCTACTATGAACGTGCATTGCCTTTGCTAGATTCCCTGGACACCCTCTATTGCCAGCTTTATGGTGAGGGAAACATCAAGCTGGCTTCCGTCTGGAACAGCCGCGGCATGATTCAGTATGAGTTATCCCATTTTCCGGCTGCATTGGATGCATACCAGACAAGCCGGGATATTTATGAGAAAAACCATCCGGCTGGTTCTTATTCCCCTTCTGAGAGAATCGACCTTGCAAAACTCGATTTGAACATTGGAAAGACCTATCTGAAAATTGATTACACGAAAGCCGGGACGTATTTTGATCGGGCCTACCAGACTCTTTCCGGGGAAGCAGAAGCAGAACAGCATCTGAAATTGAACGCTCTTGCACATAAGGCAATGCTCTTAGCACATTCCGGCCAGCTTGAAGAAGCCGAGAAGATTTTTGTAGACATTTACAATCAGACCGATGCGAAGAGCAAGGATCGTGAGATGCTTCTGCTTCGTGCAGGCGTGGCACACCATATTGGAAATATTTACTCTGATATCGATCCGTCACAGGCAATGCCTTATTTAGAAGAAGCACGAGATATTTTTTGGAAGCTGCTGTCGCCTACTCATCCGGATACTTTGGATGTGCTCAACTCCGTTTGCTCCCTTCGTCTCACACTGGAGGACGATTACGATGATATTCTGGCTGGACTCCAGAAGCTTCTCGAATTGTTCATCAAAGCCTACGGTCCAAATGACCCAAATACCGGCACGATTTATAACAACATCGGACTGTGCTATTACTACATGCAGCGCCCCGATGAAGCCATCGAAAACTACAAGAAGGCCCTTCAGATCGATTCCTTGACCTACGGTGAGAATCACGAGTCAACTGCGTACATCTTAAACAACATCGGCGGTGTCTACTCAGAATCCGATCATCCTGAACTGGCAATCCCTGAGCACGAACGTGCTCTGCGAATCTATGAGGCAGCTTATCCAAATCACATGAACCTTGACCTTGCTCAAACACATTCCGATTTAGCCGATGCGTACCTTAGGGAAGGAGATGCCGACAAAGTCATGGAACATTTGAATGAAGCATTTTCCATCTACGATAAGATGCTTCCCGAAAACGCAAGACAACTGTTGCAGCCATATTCCACTCTGGCGAACCTTCTTCTCGCTCTGAATGAGTATGATGAATCCATTACCAACTACTCCCACGTCCTGTGGCTGATGAAGGAAAACGGATACACCGAAGATTCGTTTGCGTTCCATGAATTTACCGACAGGATCAATGAAGTCCGTCAACTGAAAGCACAAGCAGCCGCTACTGAGTAAAAAAAAGCCGAGGCAGACTCCAGATACCCATAATTAGGGTTATCTGAATGTCTACCTCGGCTTACTACGTTATTCGAGCAGCACCTGCAAGTAGTGTCAAAAGTTTTTGCTAACTCACACGTCCTGCGGTGAGTCAAGCCCGTTCCAAAATCAAGTACGCTTATCTTCTTCCGGGTCTTCAAATGCCAGACGAGGACCGGAATA